ATGGTTGAGCCGCCTCGGAAAGAATCAGTACAGCAACGACTGGAACCATATCGACCGCCAAGCAGGGTTGAACTTCTGGATCGGAAAGCTTGCGGATGGGACAGTGGCGGCAGTTCAGACCATGCCCTGGGATTATCGGCCATGGGGATGCGGCAGCGGATCGAAAGGTTCTTGTAACGATACGCATATCCAGTTCGAGATCTGCGAGGACGGACTGAACGACAAGTCTTACTGGGAAGCCGTCTATAAGGAAGCCTGCGAGATGACCGCCTACCTCTGCAAGCTGTACGATATCGATCCGAAAGGTACGATTGATTACAAGGGTTTGAAGGTTCCGACCATTATCGACCATACGGGAAGTCACAGCCTTGGCCTTGGATCCAACCACGGGGATATCCAACATTGGAGCCGGAAGAACGGCGTTACCATGGAGACTGTGCGGAACGATGTGGCGGCGATCCTTGCTGCGGAAACCGCTCCTTCCAGTGAACCTGCCACTTTGTCCAGTGAGTCGGACGCTGACAATGAAAAAGCTATCTGGGATCGGCTGTATGCTGCTATTCAGAATCCCTTCGGTGTCGCTGGCGTCATGGGAAACTTTATGGCAGAGAGCAGTCTTCGTTCTAATAATCTCCAGAACATTTTTGAGAAGTCCCTCGGCATGATGGACGAGCAGTACACGGCGGCAGTAGACAACGGCTCCTATACCAACTTTGTTCAGGATAAGGCTGGCTACGGTCTGTACCAGGCCACCTTCTGGTCGATCAAAGAAAGCCTGCTGAACTATGCGAAGGAGAGAGGGGCTTCGATTGGCGACCGGGATATGCAGGTGGATCACTTCCTCAAGATGATGAAGGAAGAGTACACCTCAATTTGGAAGACGCTGACCACGGCAAAGACCGTCCGGGAAGCTTCCGATGCCGTCTTGCTGAAATTCGAGCGTCCCGCCGATCAGAGCGAGAAGGTGCAGGAGAAGAGGGCAGCCTACGGAGAGGAGTTCCTCAAGAAATATGGTATGGACGCTCCGCATACCCCGACGGAAGATACGCAGGATTATAAGACCGGCTGTACAGCCGATAAGCTCATCGCTGTGGCAATCGGAGAACTTGGTTACAAAGAGAAGGCGAGCAATTCCAACCTAGATGACAAAACGGCAAACGCCGGGTCCGCTAACTACACCAAGTACGCTCGTGACTTCGACCAGAAGTATCCGAACTGGTACAACAGCAAGAAGAACGGCTATGCCTGGTGCGATATGTTCGTGGACTGGTGCTTCCTGACTGCTTTCGGCTATGAGAATGCGTTGCGACTGACATGTCAGCCGGAAAAGAGCGCCGGAGCGGGATGTACCTACTCTCTGCGGTACTACAAAAACAAGGGGCAGTTCCATACCAGTAATCCTAAACCCGGCGACCAGATCTTCTTCGGTACGAGCATTGACAATAGCTCCCATACGGGAATCGTGGAAAAGGTGGATGGCAGTAAGGTTTACACCATCGAGGGCAACACAAGCGACCAGGTTGCACGCCGGAGTTACGCGCTAAACAACAGTCGCATCCTCGGTTATGGACGGCCCGCATATGATGCTGCTGGATCGGCCGTCACGCCTACAACTCCGTCCAGCCCTTCCACCACTAAATACTATCGCGTCAGGAAGAGCTGGAGCGACAAGTCCTCGCAGATCGGCGCTTTTACAGTTTTCCAGAATGCTAAGAACTGTGTGGACGCAAATCCGGGATATGCTGCTTTCGATGATAACGGTAACCAGGTATATCCTGCAGTCCAGACGACCTTTACCCCGTATCTTGTCCGGATCACCATTACTGATCTGAACTACCGGAAAGGCCCGTCCACTTCCTATGCGTCTTACGGCTATATCGAGCCGGGTGTCTATACCATCGTCGATGAGGAAAACGGCTGGGGCCTGCTGAAAGCCTATAAGGAGCAGCGTAACGGCTGGATCAGCCTGGCTTACGCGAAGAGAATTTGACTTTTTGAGGGGGAGCATTACCGCTCCCTCTCGCTTTTTTACATCGAAATCAACCGGGAAATAACTGTCCATACTGAACAAATTCCGCGCCGATAGTAGCCGGAAAAATCGTTCAATAAGACCCGCATATTTCCCGCTTATATAAGGTAGAAATATCGCTAAAACGGTTGCTATGTAGTCGATAAAGAGTGATGTATAGACCTGCCCCAAGGGGAGGAAAACAGCAGGAAACGCTGGAAAGGAGACCAGAATGGATAAGATCAAAACAGCGGCCTACTGCCGTGTGAGCACGGATATGGAAACGCAGGAAGGCTCCTACGAACTGCAGGAGCAGTACTTCAAAGACCTCATCGAATCGAACCCTACCATGGAGCTTGTGGACATCTACGGTGATAAAGGCAGGAGCGGGCTGAAGAAAGAAGGCCGTCCCGGACTCCAGCGTCTTCTGGACGATTGCAGGGCCGGAAAGGTCAATCTCATCCTCACAAAGTCCATTTCACGATTCGCCCGTAATATGGCGGAATGTGCGGAGATGATCAGGGAGCTGAACAGTCTCGGTGTAAATATTCTGTTTGAAGAGCAGAACCTCAACTCCAACGATGAAAAGAGCGCCTTGATCCTGAACATATTTGCCGCTTTTGCGGAAGAGGAAAGCCGCAGCATCAGCCGTCATACGCTTATGGCGCATGAGCAGTATACGCTTGAGGGCAGGCCTTTTGGCAGGATTTCCTTCGGCTACAAAAACGGCGGGGATCACAAATGGGTCATTGATGAGGAAGAAGCCCCGCTCGTCAGAAAGGCGTTCGAGATGGCGGATGAAGGAAAGACCAACGCAGAGATCCGGAAGGCGCTGAATGAGATGGGAGACATTACCTGGAGCCGGAATAGGCTGAAGTACCTTCTCTCAAATGTGGTCTACAAGGGAGATTACCACTCCCACAGAACAATTTGCATTGTTCCCGGCAAACAGGTTGAAAACAAAGGCTTCCGGGACAGGATTTACATTGAAGAGCATCATGAGCCAATTGTGAGCCCGGAGCTTTTCGACCGGGTACAGGAGCGGATGAGGAGGAGCGCATGAGCACAGTAACGAGAATTGAGAAGCAGCAGGATGTCCGAAGAAAGCGAGTCGCCGCATACTGCCGCGTGAGTACAGACAAGGACGCGCAGCTGGAAAGCCTGGAAAACCAGATGGAGGCATTCCGCTTCCGGGCCGCTCAGCGTGGCGACTGGGATCTCGTAAGTATTTACGCAGACGAGGGTCTGAGCGGTACATCGATGAAGCATAGAGTCAAGTTCCTTGAAATGATCGAAGACTGCAAGGCCGGACTGATCGATTACATCATCACCAAGAGTGTGAGCCGGTTTGCCAGAAACACGGTCGATGCCCTCCAAACGTATCGGGAACTAAGAAAGTGCGGTGTCCAGTTGTACTTCGAGAAAGAGAACATCGATACTGCGGACTCCCTGTCGGAAATGGTATTCACCATCATGTGCTCCTTCGCGCAGGAGGAAAGCCGGAGTATTTCCGAGAACGTCAAGTGGGGTATTCGAAAGCGGTTTGAAGCAGGATATGAGGTAAAGGTTCCCCTTTATGGCTTCTACCACACAGATGAGGAGCTGTTCCTGATCCAGGAAGATGAGGCGGCAGTTGTGAGGGAGGTCTTTGAGCGGTTTGTGCATGGGGAGATGCCGCAGAGCATTCTGGCTGACATGTCCGAAAGAGGCGTCAAGCCTCCTGCCGGAAACAGCTGGAAGCGCCTCCAGATTGACCGGATGATCAAAAACGAGAAGTACGTCGGCGACGTGATTTTACAGAAAACCTACGTTGAAGACCATCTCACCCACAAACAGATCCTCAATAGGGATGGCAAGGTCGCACAGTATCATGTGAAGGATGCGCACGCCGCCATCGTGGACCGGCACATTTTCGACCAGGCACAGACGATCAGAACCATGCGGGATGTGCGGAATGGAAACAGTTCCTACCCATACGGGGAAATGCTCCGCTGCCCTCACTGCGGTAAGCCTCTGATTCATGGAAGCCTGAACAACTTTTACTACGACGGCGAAAAGATCCAGAATGGTGGCTGGGGATGCTACAGCGAGGGTGGATGTGGCGATTACCTCATCATCCAGAATAATCTTGATGCGGCGATGATCGAGGCCTATGCCGATAAGTACGGAGAGCGGAAGGAACAGGTCGATTATTACTGGCTGGATGACTCGATGGAGAGCATCGAGCTGGGAGAAAACAAGGTGACCATCCACTGGCGGGACGGAGACACAAGCGTTGTGGAAATGGAGTTTGCAAAGAAGCAGTATGAGCCTTCCAGCTACTCTGATTTCTATAACGCTTTTCTTGACAGAATCAGGGCAGGCGAGAAGCCGAACAAGTACAGGAATCTGATGGGGCTTGGACAGCCCGTGGAGGCATAAATGAGGATTACAAGGATTAAAGCGCAGAAAAGCTACGACAAGACACGGATTGCGGTTTACTGCCGCGTAAGTAAGGATCTGGAAACACAGGAAGACAGCCTAGAGACGCAGCGGGAAGCATACACCGAGCTCGTCAGCCTTCGGTCCGACTGGGAGCTTGTGGGTGTGTACGCTGACAGCCTTTCCGGTCTCAGCGCGGAGAAACGGCCAAAGTTTATGAAAATGATCGATGATGCCTTGGCGGGTAGGATCGACCGGATCCTCTGCAAGAGCGTCAGCCGCTTCTCCCGCAATGTTGCGGAGTGCAAGAAGTACACGGACCTGCTGCGAACAAGGAATGTGACTGTAGAATTCGAGAAGGAAAACCTGAGAACGGATGATCCAACCAGTTCCTTCATCTTTTCCCTCATGTCCGCCATCGCGGAGAATGAAAGCAGGAGCATTTCCGAGAACATCCAGTGGGGTTATAGGGAGCGGTACAAGAGGGGTGAGTTCAACCTGGGCAATAACCGCATTCTCGGTTACGACACTGTTGACGGGAAGCTGGTGCCAAACCAGTATGCCGACGCTGTGCGGTTAATTTACGCCCTGTTCCTTGAGGGAAAGACTGTAGAAGAAATCATCAGGACGCTTACGGGCATCGGGGTGAAGAACAGGAAAGGTGCTCCGCTTAACCGAAATACCATCATTTACATTTTGAAAAACGAAACCTACAAAGGCGATAAGCTGCTCCAAAAGCAGCCGCCGAGGAACTTCATCACCAAGAAGCCGGATCCGAAAATTCCGTATGAGAGCAACTACCTGACAGATGATCATGAGCCGATTGTGAGCAGGGATGTGTGGGACGCGGCGCAAGCAAAACTGGAAGAAAATAAGAAGATCGAAGAAGTGGTTGGTCACAGAGGTGGTCAGCCACATTTTTTATACGGGAAAGTCTTCTGCGGCGAGTGCGGAGCGCCTATGACCAGAAGGACGGTCAATGGTCCTGGCGGGATGAAGATCAAAACCTGGATTTGCCGGGAGAAGCGGAAAGGCTCTGGTTGCAAGGGACGGAACGTGAAAGAAGATGAACTGCTGGCAGTCAGCGAGTCCGCGATGAAGATTGTGGTGAACGGGGACGGGATTGCGGTTGAGTAAAGTTGCTTGTCCACCTGCTTTGCTTTCTGGTTTGGGAGAGATTCCTAGCTTGAAAACGGAGCAGGTGGGCTTTTTGTCGTTGATAGCGACATAATAAACAAATCGGCTGACGCTAATAGCAACAGATTAACACAGAAAATGTGGAGATTCATGAAGTTTTCACACCTTATCTGCAACAAAACTATTGATTTTAGGAACGATAGTTGCTACAATAGATGCGTTGCTTGTTGGGTAAAGTTGACGCTATTAGCAACAGGAGGTTTCGATGAAACATTTATCTTTGAAACTGCTATCCGAAACAGTGGCCAGCAGAAGAAAGACACTCAAGCTTTCTCAGACTGCTCTTGCGGATAAAGCCAATATAAACCGTTCTATTTTATCGCGCCTTGAGTCTGGAGATTACAGCCCGTCCGTGGATCAGCTTCTTTCTCTATGTGCGGTCCTGGGCTTTCAGCCTTTGGATGTTATTGTAGACGATGAGGCGGAGCCGGTTGCTGTTGAGAGGAAAAAGATCGCCGTAGCCGGTACTGGCTATGTAGGCCTTTCTCTTGCGGTCCTGCTATCACAGCACAACGATGTGACCGCCGTGGACATCGTCCCGGAGAAGGTGGAAAAGATCAACCGCTGGGAATCCCCTATCCAAGATGAGTACATAGAGAAATACATGGCGGAGCATAAGGTGCGGGGCTTGAGTCTTACGGCGACAACAGACGCGGCGAGTGCCTATGCTTCTGCTGATTTCATCATCATCGCTGCGCCGACGAACTATGACCCGAAAACGAACTTCTTTGATTGCTCCGCTGTGGAGAGTGTACTCTCCCTTATTAAAGAGGCAACCGAGGATCGAGAAACGAAACCCACTATCGTGATCAAATCCACGATCCCGGTCGGATACACGGTACATGTCCGCGAGAAGATGGGGATGGATAATATCATTTTCAGTCCTGAGTTCTTAAGGGAATCCAAGGCGCTGTACGATAACCTCTATCCCAGCCGGATTATCGTTGGTACGGATGAGAAGAATCAACCCGCCGCCGAGCAGTTTGCCGCTCTTCTTCAGGAAGGCGCGATCAAGACCTCTATCCCAGTGCTGTTCATGGAGACCACGGAGGCAGAGGCGACTAAGCTGTTTGTGAATACCTACCTTGCCCTGCGCGTTTCCTACTTCAACGAGCTGGATACCTACGCTGAAGTAAAGCATCTGAAGACCGCGCCGATCATCAAGGGCGTGTGTCTGGATCCGAGGGTGGGAGATTACTACAACAATCCCTCCTTCGGTTATGGCGGCTATTGCCTGCCGAAGGATACGAAGCAGCTCCTCGCCAACTACCAGGATGTGCCGGAGAATCTGATCCAGGCGATTGTGGAGAGTAACCGGACGAGAAAAGACTTCATCGCAGATCGCGTGCTGGAGATCGCAGGCACGTATGGAAAAAGCGCTTCTTATTCTGCCGAGCAGGAAAGCAGGCAGAAGGATATCGTGGTTGGTGTGTACCGCCTCACCATGAAATCCAACAGCGACAATTTCCGGCAGTCATCCATCCAGGGCGTCATGAAACGAATCAAGGCAAAAGGCGCGACTGTCGTAATCTACGAACCTACGCTGGAAGATGGCACGACCTTTTTTGGTTCTCTTGTGGTCAATGACCTAAAGAAGTTTAAGAAGATGTGCGGCTGTATCATTGCCAACCGTTATGACAGCGTACTGGATGACGTAGAAGAAAAGGTTTACACACGCGATCTGTTCAGAAGAGATTAAAAAGGAGATAAAAGAACATGAAAATCACAGTTGCAGGAGTTGGATATGTGGGACTCAGCCTTGCTGTCCTGCTTGCCCAGAAACATGAAGTTACCGCGATCACCACTACAGAAGCAAAGGCGGAAAAGCTGAACAAGTTTATTAGCCCGATCCAGGATGATGAGATCGAGCGTTTCTTCAGGGAAGCCAGAGAAGGATCCCGCAAGCTGAACCTCCACACCACCACTGACAAGGCGGCCGCCTACGGCAGCGCCGAGCTGGTCATCATCGCCACCCCGACCAACTATGACGACGAGCATCAGTTCTTCGACACCTCCGCTGTGGAAGACGCCATCGAGTGGACACTGAAGGTGAACCCGAATGTCCTCATGGTTATCAAGTCCACCATCCCGGTGGGGTACACCGATTCCGTACTGAAAAAGTATGGTGTGGACAACATCATCTTCAGCCCGGAGTTCTTAAGAGAATCGAAAGCTCTCTATGACAACCTCCATCCCAGCCGCATTGTCGTCGGTGTTTATGATGATCACAGAGCTGATGCCGAGATGTTCGCAAACCTGCTGCTGGAAGGGGCAAGAACAGAAGAAGAGAGAACTGGGCAGGAACCCCAGAACATTCCGATTCTGATTGCGCATCCGACAGAAGCAGAGGCGATCAAGCTTTTCGCCAACACCTATCTGGCTGTCCGTGTCAGCTACTTCAATGAGCTCGACACCTATGCCCAGACCAAGGGGCTGGATACACAGATGATCATCGACGGCGTGTGCATGGATCCGCGCATTGGCAGTCATTACAACAATCCGTCCTTCGGTTATGGCGGCTACTGCCTGCCTA